AAATGTCATAAATGCATTAATTTCAGACTGCTTCTGAGCACGGGATAGCGGGCCAACATAGCGTATGCTTATCTTTAGAGGATCTCCCATGGCAGCAGGCGGGGGAGGGATTGCCCCGCGACGGGCCATCGTCTTAAAGGCACGCATAATAATGGGCTCAAGCAATTCGCGCTCTAGCCTGCCAAGCGTAGGACCAAGAACACGCTGCATAAGATCGTAACGAACCTGGATCTCGGTCGCAGTCATCTCAGCAGATCCGCGATTCGGAAGCTCTAACTGATCAGCAAAGAAGGCTTGCCGAATTGTATTCCGGTATTCCCCCAGCTTGATCTGGTTGAAGTTCATGTTGGCACTGCTCTGGAATGGCCTGATAGACCGATCAACATCTCGGACAATCGTAGGCTTGCCGGGACGCATGTTAACTTTACCGATCACACCGTCATCCTCGACAAGGATCGGAGGATCAATCGTCTTGGCCCAGGCATTCAACTCAAGGCGAGTCGCCTCATTCAATACCTCAATATCAGCAAGAGCCGTATCTCCTGGCCCTCTGCCGTACATATCGCCGGTGCTCTTGCTCCAGCGCGGTACTGTGAATGGGAACTCTTGATAGCCACCTTCTCGGATAATTTCTTCCTGACCCCGATCAATCCAACACGATTTAAAGGGCATCTTGGCCGCATCTTCAGTGTACTCATCATCACTGCCGCCTGCGCGAGGCATAACCCAATGTAGAATTTCGAATTGATCAAGCGGACTTTTGTCTATAGCGGAAAGATGGTCCCTGGTCATGGAAGATTCGCCAAACTTATCCCTAATCTGACGGGCCGTCATCATATGCTTAATACATACAGAGTCTACCTGACCGTTATGGTCCTCTTCCATCAAATAAGACTGTATTGGATGGGACGTAAATACCAGACCAGCGTACTCTTCCCCAGGAGACGCAGACTCTTCTTGTACCATGCAGCCTGTGCCAAATGCAGCCAAATCAAGATAAAGTTCATGCACCTGGGAATGAAAATTAGACGAATTCAGTTCCGCCCACATGACACGCGCAACATCCTGTAGATATTGCTTTATCTGTGGATTGGCATCCATTTCTAAGTCGCCAGTTTCCAGATCGAACCACTGAACAGCCTTTGATGTAAGCGTACCATGCAGAGAAGCGGCCAACATATTAAGAGATTGCATGCCGACCGAAGCATACCGCTTCTGATTACGGCCCTCGCCACGGCTTCTCTTGGTAATGATGTCGTTCTTCCTGGGAAGGATGAAGTCAGCAATGCGCTGCCAGTCCTGCTCCCAGTTATACCGCTCACCTTCCAACGCTTCGGCCCGCGCAATAAGTTCGCTTGCCGTATAATTATATGCCATTAGAGACTAATCCCCGAGGAAAGGGTGGGACGGAACAAGTTTGCAGAGCCGAATGCGCGATCTCTAGCAGAAGTAGTTCTAGATCGCCTGAAGCTACTCCCTCTTCCTGTGGGCGAGAGGACAGACAGAGGAGTGGTTGCTCCTAAGTCCTCGTCTACACCCAGAACTGCTGTGCTCAACCCTGGTATAGATATTAAGGGTGTCGTGGCGCTGGTATCCAAGAAGGAACTAATCGTAGAACCGATGGCGGCTGTAGAAGGCGCAGCTTGTGCAAAAGACTGCGAAGCAGGCGTCACGGCAGACATCCCCGCCAAGGTCGCCTCGTCAGGCCCGCCTATATCGGCATTGCTCTCGCCAATTGAGGCGGTTCCGCCAATGCCACCAATGGCCGCGCCTATATCGCCAATGGCGTTCGCTATCCCAGAGGGGTTAGCTTCAGTCCCCATAATGGACTCTTCTATATCAGTCATAACATCCGATATAGCGCCCATCCCTGGGACGCCCATCTGCTCCGCTAGACTCATCATTCCATGGCCAGCATGGGCACCGGCTAGACTGGCCATCATACCCATTGGCCCGGGCATCATCCCAGCAATACCAAACATGACATTTGTAAGTGTCGGATTAACCTGAGCGAAAGCCTGACTTGCTCGAACACTGGCAACAGTAGGCTGTGGGTTATTTATTGCATAACCTATGTTAGGGCTGGTCGATGGCTGGTTAATGGCCGTTATTTGCGCCACAGTGGCCGGATTTTCTCCATGATTTGCAGCCGTGCCCCCTGGCGACATGGAACCAATCCCGCCCATGGAGATGTCCTGGCCCATTACTGCAACAGCAGCAGCGTCTAGATCGTGGGCCTCATTGAGATCGGCCAGAGATCCGAAGGGCCCCTGGGCCGCCGTCTGAGCCAAGGCCGTATTAACAGCAGCTTGCGCCGTATTCGAATCGGTCGTGGTGCCGTAGGGCGTTGTAGTATTTTCAAGAGCAATCTGAACATCTTGCGGACTTGCAGTAGGATCTGATGTCTGGCCCATAGCCTCTTCTGCCGTCCCCGGCATGCCCGCACTTTCAGTCTCAGACAGAGTGTCGCTTCCTGGACCGCCCTGGACATCGCCACCGCTGCCACCAGAAACGCCGTCCCCACCTTCGGGGCCTCCCGTACCTTGGCCCGTTCCTTCCGGGTCGCCCATGTCCCCGCCTGCGCTAGAGTCGCCACCTCCACCGCCGCCACCGCCGCCGTCACACATCAGAGTCTCTTTGCATAAATCTCACCCAATCTAGAAAAGCCTGCACGAAGATAGGCATCTTGTGCGTGGCCTTCACTGGCTCTAAGGGAGTACCCAGAAAGAGCCTTCTTAACACCACGCTCTTTTAAATTATAAATCCACTGATCTAATAGCGCAACAGCAGCACCCTTACCACGATAAGGCTCTAAAACATACAGAACAACATCACTCGATACACGTTCACTAGACCATATAGGCGTAGATGTCCTGGCAACGTAGTAGCCAACAGGCATATGCCCATCTAAACACAGTAACGTATCCGTGTCTGGATCATCAATAGCCCACTCTAGCCAGCTTCTGAACTTCTTGGAATCAAAATCATGCCAGTCAAAGTGTGGAACAATCAGTTCTACCATCCCATCGTAGAATAAGGCTACGTCCGTATGGGTAGTATTACGCACAACTAGGTCAGAGGACATGGTATTCCTCCATATTCTCCACTTCTAGCACTCTATCCATGTCAGATGGTGCCCTTGCATGGCGTACTGACATCACCGCATACCGAAGAGCGTCCATTAAATCATCCCGCTCCTTCACAATGCGGCCGTCTTTGCGATGGTACAGCCTGAATTCCTCCCAGAAGTCGCCCAAATGTGACGCAATCTTCAGCTTTCCTGTCTGCATACGGTTCAATACGTCCGCAATACCCGCCTCAACGGAGTAGTCTCCACTCGGATACATGGTCCTTTCGCGCAACATCTTGACCCCATTGTCGCTATAGAGGTCTTTTATGGTGCGTCCAGCTGTCCTATCATGCTTCAGACCATCATGCGGCCACGCCACATAGCAGCCATTCGCCCTATCCCGTATAGCAGCGGCGTGAACAGCAAGCGGTTCCTTGGATCGCCTATAGGAATCAGACACATAGATGACATCACGGTCCCTATCCCAACGAATAAAGACAGCAGAGGTCGGATGATCCCAGTCGCCAAAGTCAACTGCCCCCAGAGTAGCCCAGTAATCCGGCATTCCGCCGCCAAAGTCGTTCAAGGAGAAGCTGATACGCTCCTCTGCTATTGGATAGACGCGGCCTGAGCCCAGCATCGGGATGCCCTTGGTCCTGGCGTCCCGCTCATACTCAGGATACTGCGATAAAATACGCTCCTTCATGCTCTCACTCATGTGAGGCGCGTCATCAAGGGTCATATTAACAATGTATCGATGCTTGGCAGCGTCATCAGAAGGCTGCAAGTAGCGGGTGACCACCCGGCTCATGCCCAGCAGCGGCGTAAACGTGACAAAGACCATGCCAGCAGTCGCATTAACCCTGGTCAGCCCTTCTGTATAGATCTCTTCAGGAGGCTCCTCATCATACCAGACGAAATCAAGGGTCTGACCCTGCCATTTCTCGCGGCCCTTCTCGTAGGACTTGAACCAGATATGGCTATTACGCCCTGATACGTGCTCAACAGTCACACTATCGACAGCATCCGGTACACCGCGCGCCATCTGAATATCAACGATATTCTCTGCCGGTATGGAGCCAGTGCCGAATTCCCTGCGTACACCAAGCAACAGCCGTTGTGGATTATCCCGTGTACTCTCGGAGGTAACCCCGGCACACCAAGCACTCACCGCTCTCTTGAACCGCCTGCCTTCCCACCAGTCTGGATAAATGCCAGTGACATGCATGGCAACCTCCATGGCAGCACTGTAAGTCTTGCCTAGCTGATTCCCGGCCATGAGCAGACGCTCCGGGTAATCAGCCCCCGCCGTATGGAATTCAAGCTGCTTCTCATAAGGTGCATACTGAAGGAGCCGCTGCATCTGTAGCTGCCTGTCGAGCATTTCTACATAATGAGTAAGCTCTGAGAGGATTTCTGTCCTGGCCACGTCAGGATCGCTAGATCTAGTCTCCATGCCGCACGGATATACCACGCATTCTAGGGGGCCGTAAAGGCTGAAGCATACTCAGGGGTAAAGTTCACAAAAAGGAATCATCTAAATCCTACGTTCTGTACTCGTTCTCAATTCCGTACCGTACAGAAAACGTACAACAACGTACAAACCGTACAACCAAGACGGCGTACACGTAATCGTGCGCAATGTGCGGGCATGGGGCACCCGTCGTATGTAAAAACGTGACATAAGGCCCCCCAAAACCAACGGCTTACAAGAAAGCCCTTGACAGGGTATTTCAGGCTGATACCACTTGCTTAGGAAATCCAAGGACGCCTGATAAGCATGTTTTAAACTCTCCTGGGCTGTCGCCCGGAGAGAGCACCAAAGGAACATTCGTTCATGAGCTTTTGGTGACAGCTCTGTCTAAAGACCTAACCTACTTTGATTTCCTGGACTTCTTCTTTGCCTTGGGGCGGGCCTTAGCTTTGGGCTTCACGACCCTCGCAGGCTTATAACCATATCCTCTAACCATATTAATTCTCCTATCAGTCGTTCACAACAAACGTAGCCTCCTCAAACTCCTCCTTGGCAGCATCCATAACTTCCTTCTGCCGCTTCAAAGAAGCAGGGTCGATGTTCAACTGAGATAACAGACCGGAAATCTTCTCCTTCAACTCAGTCTCATCCAACGCCGCCGACGCATTCATAGTAAGCAAAGTCTCCAAGGGCTTGTGGCCAGCGCGATCAAGAAGATCACGTGCAGCGTCCAATCGCACCTTCTCTGACCTGGCCGTCCTGATCAACTGAAGAAGACACTCCCGCGCCTCTACAGCATCACTGGTGAATGCCTCACGGGTAATCTGATGGATGCGGTCCCGAATAGCAGGGTTGTGACGTAACCGAGATAACTGAACACGGAACTTGCTGCTCCCATCATCATCATAACCAGCTAACTCCATGGCAACGGTTGCAGCACCACCACGCTCAACAAAATGCCGACAGTAAGCCTCCTGCCGGTCGTTCAATGTAGACTTTAAGAAACGCTTCGAAACAGACGACATGACACCTCGCGGGTTTTCTAGCAGAAATGAGAGATGGGCCCTCTCTGTGATTTTAAGAAACAGAGTTCCCCCCCCTACCCCCTGTT